GAGGTAGAAGGGTCATACAATACGTTATTTCCTGAACCATTGGCAGAAAATCCCGTATTTCCCGATACCATCAAATCAAACGAAATGTACTGCCCGCTCACCGCATAAAGCCAAATGTCAATCGCATTGGCGGAACCATTATAGATATACCCAATATCCATACTGCCCTGTGCGTTGGAATAATTGCCCCATACACTTCCCATCACCAAGGTGCCACCACGATTAATCACGGTGAGGTCAATGCTGACGATATTATTATTAACCCATCCACCCAACGTACCTTTAATCGTAACGCCACCAAAGGAAGAACCCAAACTGGTTCCTTGTAAGGTAGCAATCTTGATGTATCCTGTTTTTGGCGTAGGGTTGTTCGCATAACTGTACTGAAACGTACCATTGACCCATTCAAAACTTTGGAAGTTCGCCATCTGAATGGATTCGTATCCGTGAATGCCATATTGAGGGGACATGTTTCCATTGAAGCCGACTAGATTATAGGATTTGGAAATGTAAATCGCGGAAGCCCCCCCGCCATTGGCTTGAAGCATTAAATTGCCGAGATTGGTACGAATCACGGTATCTCCCGCTATCGCATTGGTACTCCAATTTCCGGAACCCGACGCCATTCCGATTTGAAAATCAACGGCATACGTACTATTTCCCAATCCAATAGAAGGATTGGAGGCTCCATAGACTTGTAAATTACTACTCAAACTTGTGGTTCCAATTCCAATCAATCCACCCGATTCATAAATGACACTATTTGCCAAGGTATTCGCACTGGACGCATAGGGCAGATATCCTGCCGATACGGCTCCTGTGATGGAAACCACCGCATTAGGAAACATACACATCGTCCCTGTGGAGTCAATTCCAAGTGTATAGGCAGGAGTTCCCGCACGATACGCAGGGAGGATATTGCCCGTGAATTGCGTATAGGACGCATACATATTGAACCCCGTGAAATACACACTTTGACCTGATGCCGTTCCTTGAAAATAAAAGACAACTTGACCCGTGTAGGTAACCGTCGCATTGGGTTGAAAATTAACCGTTGTGGTCGTTCCTGTGCTAGTGGGTAAATAGACTCCTCCTCCAATTAACAATGAGCTGGTTCCTGCGGTATTGTATTGATAGACGGAAAAGAAGATATTGGAAACGGAATAGCAATTAAAGAAGTTGGCCTGGTACCATCCCCCCGTTGTATAGACATACGAACCCAATGACATTGCCATAATCGGTGACGACGCATTCGTCAAGGTATAACTTCCTGAAAGAGTAGAACCACTTGGGACACCCGATGGTAATCCACTCGTTGTCAAATTGGAGGCTCCTTGGCCGGTCGTGGCCTGACTCGTGAGGAGGGAGTTATTGAGATTGGTCTGGTAGCCTTGGGTGGTGGTAACCATATTATTAAAGGTATTCGTCCCCGTCCAAGTATTATTCGTAGGGAGAAGATTGGTATAAGAGGGAACCGCAAACTCTACCACCTGATTGCTTCCATTGATGCCGAGAGCATACGAAGGAGTACCCGAAGCCAGTCCCAATAGAGTGACGGAACCCGTGACGGTTTGGTTTCCATTGTTGGTAATGCCGGTTGCGGTGAGCGAATGAGTTCCCAAGGTTACGTTAGCCGTCGCTCCTGTATAAGGAACAAGAGCCGAAGTAGCCGTATCCACGTAATTTTTATTAGTAGCATCATTGGCATTGACGGGTACGGGAAGGGACGTGATGGGGTTGAGTCCCATATTCAGGGTTCCCGTCATTGTCCCTCCCGAAAGAGGAAGATAGACACCGCTGTCGGGGACAAGCGGTTGTCCGTTTAAATATATCGCGTCGGCGTTAATAATTTGAAGTCCATCTACGGTGAGAGGATATTGAGGTTGGGCGATTCCATTCAAACTCATTTTATTATAACTAAATATTTTCTTTCTCTAAATTAAAAAACACTATGAACCGCTACAAAATGGGAGGTATCTCCGCCCCCTACGAGCGTCTTCCCAAGAGTTTCCGCAAGTTTCTAGAACGTCACGGGGACGAACTCCTTGATAGTTTTGAACTCTACCGTGCCCCCCTAGACCATCTCACGAATGGAGTTCTCCAACTCTTGACGGCGGGTGATTGGAATAATATCAAAAGCCGAGCAGGAGTAGATAAACTCTTCCATACCTACGCCATCATCAACGGCAAATACCTCTACGAGAAAACCGCCGTCCCCGTCCTCAAAGAAGGAACCTCCTCTGCGGTTAGCAAGGAAGGAGCGGAAACGACTCGTGCTCCCGTCACTCGGATGACAATTCGTGATTTTGTGGGGAATGCGATGAATCGGATGGGAAACAATTATTTTACCTACCATCCCTTTACCAATAACTGCCAAGATTTCCTTCTGGGGAGTTTGGAGGCAAACCGAATGGTCGGTACCAACACACGAATGTTTTTGAAACAAGACGTGAAAAAATTAGTAGAAGAAACTCCGTCATTGAGCCAACACCTCGCCGAAGGGCTCGTGAATGTTGCTAATGTCGCCCAGAATGCCTATGAAGAGGTAGCCGAGAAGCGGGGAGGACGACGACACGAAGTCGGGCACACTCACCATTCCCAACGACGACGCTTTGGGGCTTAAAGACGGGGAAGAAGCGAGAAAATGACGATGGCATACACGAAGATGGCGATGGTATCTACGACATCCATTTATCCTAGTGTAAGATATTGTTTGGCCTTACGCCACCACCGCTTGTAAAACGGTTCGGTAGATTGTTTTACGAGTTCTTGAACGGGTTGGCCTCGGAGGAGTTTGATAGCAAGGAAGTACAGAACGTCTCGTTCGTCTTCGTTGAGTTCATTGAAGCGATTGTCTTCTTGGATGAGACGAGAGAGATGATAGAGTTTGGGATTCTCCATTTTAATTTTTATCACGACAAAAATTAAAAGAAAAAGGTAACACTAGAAATAAGAAACGGACTACCATGAAGAAGCGTAAGCGACTGGGTCATGAGGTATGTTTTGAATGCTCCCCAGACATAAGAAATCGCCCAATCTCTTACTTTTTTAAGCACCCAAGAACCCATTGGAAAAGGCTCTTTATCATAGAAGGGGAAACGAGTTTGGCCGTTTGGAGTTGATTGTCAAAGTCGGCCTTATTGATGGCGTGGGCGGGAATGCTTGTCAATACATTATTACACGGGATTTGCTGGATGAAATCCTCCACCTTTTGGATGAAATTGACATAGGACACGATGTTGTATTGGGTTAAATCGGTTCGTCCAAGGGTGAGACGAAAGTTCTTGGAGTTCATATCGCCTATCAAATAATCAAATGGTTGGAGTTGAGTAAAAGGAACATTGACGTACTTATCCACCCATTTCAATACGACACCAAACTCGGAGAAAATATCAATGTCCGCTTGGGACAAGGCCTTGGAACACAACACGAGGGTTTGTTTTCCCGCAGGAACGGTTGGAAATACGGGAGAAGCGGACGGAGAAGAAGCGGAAGCTTGAATGACGGGAGGCAATGGTGCCAGTGTATCAAGTCGGGACATTTTATAAAGAGCAAAGAAAAAAAATTAGAAAATAGAATGCGATACAACAGGCATTAAACCACGAGTTGGATGTCCTCCGTATTTCAGGTGGGGATAATAGGCTTGGGCTGCCACGGAAGAATCGTATTCGTGGGCGGAACCTGGTGCGTCTGCTTGTGACGATTTATAGGCTCGTGTTCGTCGTGCTTTTTCATTAGAAAGTACTTGGGTCTGTCGTTCGTGTAAGGCTCGGTGTCCCATCGGAGAAGCGAACTCAATGGGTTGTTGAAGGGGCAAATCCGCTTTGGCCTCTCGTTTCATCTCCGTCTCTCGGGTTTCGGGTTGTTGTCCTTGAAGTGGGAAGAATCCCGAGGGTTGAACGACGTGTTGCGCCGAACGAGGAGCAGGAATGTTATCTCGTCCCGTAGGTTTGAAATAACGAACGGATTCGTGGATGGCTTCTTGAAGATGAGTAGCCTCTTCCGCCTGTTTGGCTAATACGACGGGGTTATTTGACATCACGCCTCCTGATGCGTGGTTCGTAGGAGTGGCTCGTTGAGCGTGGGTAGAAACCGGTTCCAATCCCTGTCGGTTGGGTACTTGGGCGGGGTTGGGGTTGGCTCCAATGGGTACCTCTTGGGTTTGGGGTTTGTGAAGAGCAAGTCCTGCTCCCTGAAAGGTTGCGGGTCTCACGTTCTCCCAGAGGCCAACTCCATTGGGAACGGCAAAGTAGGAGGGAGTTTGGGCTTGGGGAGGGTTAGCAAAGGCTTGATTGGGAGTAGCCATACGAGACACGGAGGTGATGGCCTTGTATCGGGAGAACTCGGGCTTGGTTTTCCCTACATCCACATGAACGGAAACCTTGTTCTCGTTGATGTTGGTAGCATGACGAACTTTTTTCGCTTTCCGCTTTTTACCGCCTCGTTTCATCGTGTCTTCGGGCATCTCATAGAAATGCCGAATCTCGGGGTGGATAGTATGGTGTTCCAGCATGTTTTTATCTATTATAGAGAAATTAATTTATTCTTTTTCTCGTTTTCTCCATTCTATCTTATCAAAGCGTTTATAGAAGGTCGGAGGGTTATGGTAGGAATTGATATGGAGGAAGGAGTATTCGCAGGACGTGGCGAAATCATACAGTTTCCGTAGGATGTCCTCGTTCATATTCATCTCCTCAATAAACGAATCCAACTCCTTTTTGTTGTCCGTTCGGAAGATACTGATGATATCCAAGTTGCTACGAATGAGGGTGGGGAGGTAGGTGTTCCACTTTTGGAGGAGATAGACATTGGTGATGTTGCGATGACGGTTCTGGGTAGCGAGTAAATCCATCAGACGGCATTCCTTCTTTTTCATTAGATGGATACAGTCATCATAGACGATACAATAAGCCGGTTTATGCTTTTTCTTGTTCTTTTTACACTCTTCCGTATGGTCGTCAATCTTCTGGATGATGTCCTCCAATACGGAATTATTAAGAGTATCATAGTATTGGTCGTCTATGTCTTCTATGAGTTGATGAACCTTCGGGTCATTTTTCGCGGTCGGGGAGAGGAAGAAGATTTTGGAGAAGTGTTTGTACCACGGACTTTCTTTCTTTTCCAATAAGTTCAGTAGTAACGTTGTCTTTCCAAGGCCTTTCTTCGCAAAAATACCGTAATTACACGGTTTTAACGGGAGGGGAGTATCCTCCCGACAGATTTGATTATCCATCGGGGCGAGTGCTTTCGTCAAGGGGCTGGAATGTTCCTGTATCATTTATTATACTACCAACATTTTTTTCTTGAATTGTGTTTTCCGTGTAAATTATTTTCTTACTTTATAAATAAAATGAGACTACTTGAACTCTTTAAGGGAACCGGTAGCATCGGAAAAGTAGCGAAGCGGAAGGGATGGGATGTCGTTTCTGTGGATATCAACGAGAAGGCTGAACCCTCCATTTGTGTGGATATTATGGAATGGGACTACTCCTCCTACGAAGGTACCTTTGACTATGTATGGGCTTCTCCTCCTTGTGAAACGTTCTCGGTACTTCAATATCCAAGAAAGATTCGGAACTCCAAGACGGCCGAACCGTTATGTGAGAAGGCTCTTCACGGTACCCGAATCCTTCACCGCACCCTAGACATCATTCGGCACTTCTCGGAGAAGAACCCCAAGATGAAATGGTGTATGGAAAATCCACGGGGGATGATGAGACAAGACGCTCGGGTTCGTCCTCTCCATCGTGAAACGACAACCTACGCCTCCTACGGCGATTTCAAGTACAAACCGACGGATTTCTGGTCCAACTACGATTTGGGACTGAACCCTGTCCGAGGCATCAAGAACTACCCTCACATCACTGCCCGAGTCGCCAATATGTCTCGGATGAACGACAAGTACTCCATTCCTCCCAAGTTGATAGAAGCCATCTTCTCCTACCTCAACCGCAAGAAGATTCTCTATCCGATGACTTGATATCTATACAAGGCATTCTTAACTTATTCTTAACTCTTAACTTTTAACTCTTATCTTTTCCATAGATGATATACGTGTAATTATCCGTTTGCCGTTATTATAACGGATAACGGATAAAAAGTCCATTTATAAAAATCGTCCAAAAAACGAAAAAAAGTTAAGAATTGAGAGCAAAGTTAAGAATCTTGTGTAGATATCCAAGGCATTCTCAACAATTCTTAATTCTTAACTTTTTTGCGTTTTTTTTTCCGTTTTTTAAAAAGCCTTTTTTATCCGTTATCCGTTATAATAACGGCAAACGGATAATTATGCGTGTATCATCTATGGAAAAGATAAGAGTTAAAAGTTAAGAGTTGAGAATAAGTTAAGAATATGGGGTATATATATCAATGTTGGGTTCCTGTTCTTGGGTAGAGATGATTTTTTGTTTATTTATTTTTTTCTTTTCTAACAATAAAGAATGGGAAAGAACAAAACGATGGAAGCGGGAGAGGTAGTCCTCGTGAATAAACCTACGGAGCCACAGTCCATTGCTCCGACCACCCTAGAACGACAGCGTCCGAAGAGGGAACTCTCCGAGGCACAGAAGGCCAACCTAGCGAAGTTGATAGAACGAAACAAGAAGAAGGCGGAAGAACGTCGTTCCGTCATTACCAATAACATCCCCGAGGTGATTCCAGAGGATAAGGTAGCGGTTGTCGTAAAACCGAAGCGAAAGTATGTTCGTAAGGCTCCGGCTTGGAATGCGAGGGATACCACACCGGCTCCTCCTGTGTCTCCTCCCACTCCTTCGGAAACGGAGGAAGAGGAGAGTGAGGTAGAAGTCCGTCCTCCCAAACACGAAAAGAAAAAGAAGCCAGTCTTGAAAAAGCAACCTTCCCTTGCCCGAGCGGAGATAAAGCCACGTCGTTATGAGACGGAGACGAGCGACACGAGTGAATATGATGGAAGTAGTTCGGAAGACGAGGAGAAAGTAGAGAAGTATGTCCGTAAGGCACAGAAACGGATGGAAGCGGTTCAGGCGATTGAGAATCGGTTGAAACGAATGAGTAATCCATACGAAGCACGTAATTTATCTATCTTCTGATGAAAAAATTGGTTTATTTTTTATTATCTTTCACTATAATAAAAGATGAGTAAGCCCTTCAACCCCGCCTACATCCGAGGAGCCACCAACGAGCAACTCAAAACAAGCCTTGTCTATAAGATGTATTTGAAAACCGAAGACGAAATAGAAGGTGTCCGAACGACCGAATGGGTAGAACCCATCCTGTTACAAGTCGTGGAAACCAAGGAAGAAAAAGACGAAAAATATAATATTACGATACAATAAAAGATGTCACTCGTTGAAGTAATGAACTATACCTTTCACATTAGCAGTAGTGAAAGGCAAACGGGAACGAATACGAACTTTACCATCAACCTGTCCCAGATTATTAATCTCCTTGCGAAACGTGGGATGTTCCAAATCATCTTTAATAGCGTTCAAATCCCCTTCACCTTCTATCAACTCAATAACATCAATAACCTGAACGTCGTTGCGATTACCACCCAGTTTGGGAGTGCTTCTCCCGTTTCAGGCTTATTGTACTTGAATCAAGGAAACTATACGCCCTATACTCTCATTACCGAAATCCAAAACCAAATCTATAATTTCTGTTTTGCGAATAGTGGCTTTAAGCCCCAATTTGGAACGGTCTATGACACTTCCAACGGGTATTTACAGTTTTCCTTGACGGGAGCGTCTCCTGCTCCCTCGGGAGGAGGTACCGTTACGATTACCCTTCATTTTGATACGAGTCCGAATATTTTGACGGGAGGATTCTTCGGTATCAGTACGACGGCACCGACGGCACTTACCTTTTCGGCGACGTTCAATTCATCAGGAGTCATCACCTCGTCCGTCATCGGCCAATCCACCCAACCCTGTGTCCTGAATCCCATTAATTATTTATTGGTACGTTCGTCATTGAAACAGTATCGCAACCGAGAGTTTATTACCCTACCCGATGATACCTCGGACATTGTGTATAAGGTTCCCATTACGACCGTTCAGAGTTCGTGGATTAATTTCTATCAAACGAGTGAGCCCCTCTACATCATTGATAACTCCATTCAGAGTATCAACTTCTACTTGACGAACAACCTGACCTATACGCCCATTAACCTTCAAAACATCCCGTGGGCGTTTTCCTTTACCATCCGAGAAGTCATCCGTCCTGATTATGAGGCTATTAATTCGGCGATGGTAGGAAACCTGTCTCGTGTTCCATTGGGACAGTTGGAAGAAGAGAAACGGTTATTGGAGGAGGAACGACAGAAACAGATGGAACGACTTGTGCTGTATAAGAAAAAATTGGAACGAAATAAAATAGAACCCATTAATAAAGATGTTCTACCAAACACCACAGGGCAAGACCGTTCAACTCTTCAACAACCGACCCCGAAACCTTTCCCGAGGGGGGATAATTAAAGATAGTCCAAACATCAAGGACAAAACCGAGGATACCATCTCGTCTCTCTTGGAGTATGGCTCCTTGGTCGTTCCCGTTCCCGTGATGAAAAGTGGCATCATGAAAGGTTACAAAGGAAAGATAACAGGAGAGGTTCAACACGACAAAAGCAAACTAGGAAGGACAGTCGTGATGCCAAACGAATTGGTTGTCAATAAGAAGTATGCTCCGAAGGTAGAGGCGTATTTAAAGAGTAAGGGAATAACGCTTCCACTTCCGTATTAAAAATTAAAATTATTTTCTAGTATATAGATAAATGGTTCTCGTCCAGATTTACATCACTCCCGCAGGTGGTGGTTTATCCACTGATAACGGCAAGTTTCAAGTCGTACCCATTACCGGTAAATGCTCCATCCGAGTACTCAATATGGTATATCACGATACGGCATTAGCCACATCTCATCGTCTTATCCAAGTCGTTTCCGACAACCTCTATTTCCCATACAGTCCCCTCCGATACCTTTCTATGCTTTCCAATCCCGTAGCCACATTGAATTATGATGTGAGCCGAAATGAATACCACTTGAAAGACCAGACCCTCAACGGCCAACTCCAACTTCAAGTGATTGATAAGGCTACCGGTGCGGAACCCGTTAATTTCACGGACTGTCTCATTTCATTGGAGATAGAACAGATTGATAAGGAGTTTCAGTAATTTATTTTATCTTTTGATATAATAAAATGAGACACAAACATCATTTCGCCATCGGACGCATTGGTGTCGTTCAATCCCCTCCCGAGCAAGTGCTTCTTCTCCCCAACCAACCGATTGAGCCTGAACCCATCCGGCATTCCGAACCCATCAAGCGAGAACATTTTGAAAAAGACAAAAAGAAGAAATCAAAATACCAACGGGAATGAAAAGATGAAAAAAACGAATTATTTTTAATTTTTTTTTCTTCTTTCGTAATATAAAAGCAACAATGTCACTCCACAGCGTTGGTTCAGACACCCACTACATCCTGCCTGCCTCCTTTGACTCCGTTCCGGAAGCTTTTCGCTCCAACAAGACTGCCAAGCCCATCCCTTGTTCTCTCCAAACCGTCAATGTCCCCTCGTTGTCTGGTCCCCAGACTCTCGGTGGTTCATCTATCATCCAAGTCCCTTGCGGAGCCGGAGCCGGTATTTTGATGAATCCTTACATCCGTTTCACTCTCCAAATGACGGGTGGTTCTTCGGCAGCCAATGCCTCTTGGTCGTTCAAGGGTGCCTGCCAGTCTGCTACGGCAGCCATTAACCGTATCTCAACCTATGTCAATAGCGTTCAGATTGATAACCAGCAAAACGCGTGGGCGTTGTATGACACCGTTCTGTCGCATTCCACCAGTGCCGATTGGTTAAATCACGACGGAACCCTTATGCTTGGCTCGGGTGTAGCCTACTACCAGCCAGCAGCGGGAGCAGCGTCCTCTCAATCTTACACCTTTGCGGTGCCTCTCTTGGGTCTCCTTGGCTCACAGCAAGCATCACCACTCTACTTAATTAACGGTACCCTTCAAGTTCAGTTGGACTGGGCTTCATCGGTGTATCAGGTCTATACCGCCGGTTCCACTGACCCCGCCTTCACGGGTATGTCTATCACCAACGTCCAGTTGGTCTATGACAAGGTGATGCCCGAGGAAGCCTTTGTTTCCAAGGTTCGCCACGATATGATGGGCGGTGCCAAGTATGTCTTTGGCTACACCAACTTTGCCACGACCGTCCTCCCCATGACCTTCGGTGCGGGTGGTGGTACCCTCAACTTGAACTATGGTTTGAACGTCTCCTCCCTGCGTGGTGTGGTGATGGCTCAATACCCCACCTCTACTTTGACGACATCGGGCGCTGCTCCGTCCATTAGTAACTGCCTGAACCAGTATCAGGTGTCGTTGGATGGTCGTCTCATCTCGTCTCTGGCCTTGAATAGCAACACTGACCCCGTCTTGGTGTTTGCGGAACTCCAAAAGTCATTCGGTCGTATCTTTGATGCGTCCATCACCGACTTGGTTCAGAACTCGGCTCCGGCTGCTTCGGCCTCCAACAATGCCAACGCTTCGGGAGGTACCTTCTTGACGAACTACTTTGCCGCAGGTGCTTCGTGTCAGCGTGTCAATGAGGGCTTGTGCTTCCAAGGCAGTCCTTGCTCCATTCTTAACATCCAAGTGGGCTGGGCGGGTTCTTCGGGTGCCATCACACAGGTGTCCTCCACCAACTACATCATCCTCATCTCGGACTTCCAGATGTTGATTGATGCCGTCGGGTCTGTTGAAATCGTTCGCTGATTTAATAAAATTGAAAGTCAATTTAAAGATTCATTATATAGTATAAAATATAATGAGTGGTTTTGTCTATAAGATTTCATCAACTGTTGGAGATAAGGTATATATTGGTTCTACACAGGAAAGACTCAATCAACGTTTCAATCGCCATAAAAAAACGAAGAATACAACAGTCGTTCAACTCTTTGACGAGTATGGAGTTGATACTTGTTCTATCCATATGATGGAATACGTAGAGTTCAAAGAAAAAAAAGAACTCCTCCATCGTGAGCGTTACTGGATTGAGAATACTCCGAACTGTGTGAATATTAAAAAACCGATTGAAACAGAAGAAGAAGAAAAAGAAAGAAAGAAACGTCATTATGAACGAGTCAAAGATGATGAAGACCGAAAGGAACGAGCCAAACAAGCCTCCAAGACGTATTATGAGAATCATACGGAACAACTCCGAGAAAAATCTAGACTATACAATCAGACTCATCCGGAAAAACGTAAAGAGTTATTCAAAGGATGGTATGAGAAAGTAAAAGAGACGGAAGCCTATAAAGAAAAACAGCGTATCAAAATGGAACGAGGAAAAGAAGTAGTTCTATGTGAATGCGGTAAGACTTACACTCTTTACAATAAGTCCAGACATATGAAATCTCATCAGTAGCGTCAAAAAACAATAAGGTGAATATTTTTTTTATAATAATTTTCTCCAATTATTATAAAGAAACAAATGGGAGCATCAGTCAGTAACTTTTTCTCCAACGTCGCCAAGACCGTTGCCAAGGCAGGGATTTCCGCAGCAGGAACCTTTATTCCGGTTATCGGACCACACCTCGCCAATCACATCAACTCCAAGTTCAAGCACGGAGGCAAAATCCATAAGTTCGCCTTGGGTGGCGTTAATTTAAAGAACGTCCCACCAGGTGTCAAGACACGAGCCATCAATACGGTAGAAGGCCTTCGTGCTCTCATCCGAAGATATCCGAACGAGGCTCGTCTGGCCGGTTTGTCGTTGGAAGACACCTACGATGTCACCAACCCAGCCGGTCGCGAGGAAGCACAAGAGGCTTCGTATGAGGGTATGGGTGCGGGACGCAAACAAGCCCAAGCGATGGAGGAGCGTCATTTCGCCCACGGTGGAATGGTGTCTTCGTTACCTATCTCCAACTTGAACCGTCTCAACTACGAGCACGGGGGAGTTGCTCTAACTGAAGCCGAGGGAGAGCATTCGTTTGTTGTCCTTCATCACGGGCATCCAGCACACAAAGCCCATCACGGGCATCCGGCTCACCATCGTCACCATATGATGAAGAAGTTTGTCGCCTAATGACGGTGATTTTACCTTTATTGTGTTCGGAGAAGAATCCTCTCATTGTCGTCATGAGTTGTTCGTCCGACATCTCGGCTACGCCCTTGATGGTCGCAATCGTTTCTAGTGTATGTTTTTCCATATCGGCAATCGTGAGGGGGGAAGTCATTTTATAATAGGTAATATTTTTTTAATCCAAAAAAAAATATCAATCATTAATAAATGCCCTACTCTCTCATCCATTCCGGACGAGGCTACAAAGTCCATAGTATTCACGGAGCCGTTCTCTCCAAGCATCCTCTCCCTCTTGCCGTAGCCAAGCGTCAAAAAATTGCCGTTCAACTTTCGGAACTCCGTAAAGAAGGAAAACTACCAAGGCGTTAATG